TTCCAAATATGGGAACTGGGCGCTTATGACGACTCAACTGCCCAGTTGGAACCCCTACAAAACCCCACTCTGGTCTGCACAGTTGCCGACCTCCTGGAGAAGCTCAATGAAGACGAAAATCTCAACACGTAAGAACGGATCTCGACGGGTCCAAATCTCGACGGGATCCAAATCCCGAGTCGAGCCACAACACCGCGATGCGTGCGATATAAACACCATCATGCGGAAAATGCATGCCCAGGGCGTGCTGCCCCACTTCAAGACCGGCGGCAATTTCGGAAATTTCACCAGTTACGACGATTTCCACACTATGCGCAACCGAATCTGCGATGCAAAGGAGGACTTTATGCGACTCCCAGCGGAGCTGCGCGATCGCTTCAACAACGACCCTGGCGAACTGGTCCAGTTCCTGGAAGATCCAGACAACCGCGAGGAATGCCAGGAAATGGGCCTGATAGCCCCACCAGGGCATTTAATCGAGCCGACCCATACCTCACCCCAGGAGAGGGCCGAAGGCCCGTCAGAGGCCGCACAGGAAGCCTCAAGCCCGAAGTCAAAAAATGGCCTCCAGGCCAAAACGAATACCTAGCGATGTCTCCGCTTTGGTAACGGTGCTCAGGCGGGGGGATTCATTTCACTTGATATGAATCCCCCCACTGACACCACAACATCTCGAAAGGCAACAAAATGTCCAAGTCTCGAACGTCAAGACGACCATCAGTCATGGGTCACCAGTTCTCCCAGGTCCCCCAAGCCGACATCCAACGATCAACCTTCAATCGCAATCATGGCTACAAAACCACTATGGATTCCGGGTTTTTGTATCCGATCTACTGTGACGAAGCTCTCCCAGGTGATACTTTCAACCTGAAACTGTCCTCGCTTTGCCGGATGGCAACCCCCATTGTTCCGGTAATGGACAATGTGTTTATGGACTTCCATTTCTTCGCAGTCCCCAACCGTCTCGTGTGGGACAACTGGGTCAGGCTCATGGGCGAACAGGACGACCCAGGCGACTCAACCTCATTCCTGGTCCCGACAATCGATCTCGGCGCAGGCCAGCCCGTAGGCTCTCTATTCGATTACTTTGGAATCCCACCAGAGAAGCCCGGATCCATCACATGCTTACCGTTCCGGGCATACAACTTGATTTACAACGAATGGTTCCGAGATGAAAATCTTCAAGACTCTCTCAATGTCCACAAGGACAATGGTCCTGATCTGGTTGCTGACTACAACCTCATGCGCCGTGGAAAGCGACACGATTACTTTACATCGTGTTTACCTTGGCCACAAAAAGGCGATGCAGTCGATCTTCCCTTGGGCGACAGAGCCCCAGTCATCGGCCTCGCCAAAGCAGATCAAACCTACGCATGGCAAGGCGACATGCCAGCCTCATATCAAACCGGTGGATCCACCACGGTTTCAGGATGGACCGCCCAAGACATGAATGCCGTCGATGCAGCCGCGACGGTGCGTATACAAGAGGATCCTGACAATCCTGGCTTTCCTGGCGTTTTCGCTGATCTTGCTCAAGCTACTGCGGCAACAATCAACTCGCTACGCGAGGCATTCCAACTCCAAAAAATGCTAGAACGCGATGCCCGCGGTGGTACCCGTTACACGGAAATACTTCGTTCACACTTTCGGGTCATTTCTCCCGACGCACGTCTCCAGCGTCCCGAGTACCTGGGCGGCGGCTCTCAACAGATCACACTCGCTCCGGTACCACAAACCACCCCTACTGGGATCGTCCCGGATGTCACTCCCCAAGGGAACCTTGCGGCTATTGGCTATGGCTCTCAAAGCGGAGTGGGCTTTACGAAATCATTCGTAGAACACTCAATAATAATCGGCCTATGCTCAGTCCGAGCCGATCTTACTTATCAACAGGGCCTCAACCGCATGTGGCGCAGGCGCACACGATACGATTTCTACTGGCCCGCACTCGCCCACCTCGGAGAACAGGAAGTTCTCAACCGCGAAATTTATTACCAGGGCGATGCAACCGATGTCGAAGTGTTCGGCTACAATGAACGATGGTCCGACTACCGATACAAGCCCAGCTTAATCACCGGGAAAATGAGATCATCCGATCCACAGTCCCTCGATGTGTGGCACCTGGCACAAGACTTCTCGGAATTACCGGTCTTAAATGACGAGTTTATCCAAGAAAACCCACCAATCGATAGAGTCGTGGCCGTACCAACTGAGCCTCAATGGATTTTTGACGGATATTTCAAAGTCAAAACAACCCGACCGATGCCTCTCTACTCCGTTCCGGGTCTAATAGATCATTTCTAGGTCTATAAATTCCAGAATGTTGTGTATATAATCGGCGTTCGCTCAGGATGCCACAAAATCAGATTTTAGTATCATAGTGCCCAAAGGGGCTAAAGTGGCTCAGAACGCCGCACAGGACCCCAGAAAGGAAGGCTCAATATGGCCGGTGCTTGGGGAATGATCGCAGAAGCCGCAGCCGATATCGGCACTTCTGCCTATGCTCTCGATCAAGCTCGCCGCGAAGCCCGCACCAACCGCGACTTTCAACGCGAGATGTCAAATTCAGCGTACCAGCGCGCCGTTGCGGATCTTAAGAAGGCCGGTTTAAATCCGATCCTGGCCGCAAAAACCGGGGGGGCATCCACCCCCGGCGGCGCAACCGCCCAAATCCCGAATCCCCCATCCGTGAAGGGGATCACTTCCTCTGCTATGCAGGTAAAACAGATGTCCGAAGGCATCAAAGGCCAGCACATGCAGAACCAACAAATGGCGAACCGTATGGAACTCGAACGGGCCGCCATGGACTATTACCGCAAAAACCCTGACAAACAGCATGCACTCCATGAAGCCATCATGGCCGGCATAGCCGGGATCCGTCCCGAACTCGGTATGCTCTCTGGCCTCATGCGTCAGGGCAACCAGGGCGCGCAGAGCTTCTCTGCTAAGTCTCTGGAAGCTGGAGAATGGATGAACAAAACCATTCAGGCCATCTGGCAGCGAATGACCAAAGAACAGCAACAAAAACCAAAACGTCTCCCCCGGGACGGAGACATCCACATCAAGGAGTAGATCAATGCGACGACGAAGGATGAGTAGAAGGCGCTCAAAAAGGCTGTTCAGCCGTACGGCTCGAAGGACCAACAGGCGCAATACCAATGCCCGTGTCATGCGAGGCGGGTATCGCATCTAAATTCCCAGCGAAGCTGTCCACTTGGCCCGGTTCCCTTCTGTCCGGGCCGGTGGCGCTTCTCTCTTGAACCGCAAAACGACTGGAGACAATATGTCATGTACTTCACCGCACACGGCGTATCGGTCGCTTACGAGAACCAATCCCGATACAAAAAATGCAATAATAACCTTTAAAAGACCCCTCCGAGAACCGGTCGAGGAAATCACCATAAACTGCGGAAATTGTATTTCCTGCAGAATCGCACGCTCCCGCGAATGGGCACTCCGCTGCACTCACGAAGCTCAAAACTGGGAGCAGAACTGCTTCATCACTCTCACAATTAACGATGCCAATCTTCCCAACAAAAAAAAACAATGCGAAACATGCACAATCTACAAACGCAATGATAAAAGAACCTGTCTAAATGGCTCGTTATGCAAACAAGACTTTCAGCTATTCATGAAGCGGCTGCGAAAAAGGTACCAAGGGTACGAACCAATCCCAGGAACTAAACGTTATCCCATTCGCTATTTCCATTGCGGCGAATACGGGACGTTACTTTCACGTCCTCACCACCATGCCTGTCTATTTAATTTTAACTTCCCTGACCGGTACCGATGGAGGAGTAGCAACATTTCGAGCCTCGCGAGAAATGGAGCAAACCCCGAAATAAAACTATACAGATCAGAATCTCTCGAAGAACTGTGGCCATACGGCTTTTGCACCATTGGCGAAGTCACATGGCAATCAGCCGCATATGTAGCACGTTATGTCACAAAGAAAATCAACGGTGATATGGCCGCAGTTCACTATCTCGTAGGCGACCCCGATCAAGAAACTGGCGAATGCCAATACATCGAACCCGAATTTGTATCAATGTCCAGAATGCCCGGCCTGGGCAAATACTGGTACGACAAATACGGTCCAAAACAATACGAAAAAGATTACATTACCCACGAGGGAAACAAGTTCCCTATCCCTGGCTTCTACGATAAAATGTTTGCCGAATCGAATCCCGCAAGGATGAAACAAATACTCAAAGAAAGGAGGCAACGAGCAAATGAACGATCCCCCGATGGCATAAAAGATCGAATCCAGCAACGGCAAGCTAAAGCCGTCGAACTCGAAGAAAGATTCACAAAACTAATGCGGAGCATCGAAGAAAATGATTTTGCGAATGTATAGCGTCTACGACATCAAGTCGAAAATCTACCATCCTCCACAGTATTCTCATAACGCAGGGCATGCCATGCGTATGTTCCAATCTCAATTCAGAAAGCCCGGCTCGGTCATGCACGATTACCCGGCCGATTTCCAAATATGGGAACTGGGCGCTTATGACGACTCAACTGCCCAGTTGGAACCCCTACAAAACCCCACTCTGGTCTGCACAGTTGCCGACCTCCTGGAG